AATTAATGACCCCTCTTCCTTCTGAGCAAGTGGAAGCTTTTATTGCTAGTATAAATAACCCTGCAATAGTAGAGGCCAAGCAAGCGCAAGTTGACCAGTTAAATCAGATTGACGAGCAAGCAGCTACACACCGAATCTCTAAAGAAGAAGAAGTACAAAGCGCATTGGCACAGATTAGAATGCACTGGGGAAGTCAGCAAACTGGCGCTGTATCTCAAATGTTTTCAGACCTGTCAACGCTGCAACAGTCAGGCAATAAGCGTCTGTTTGAAGTTGGAAAAGCAGCGGCTAGAGCCAATGTTGTAATGTCTACCTATGAAGGCGCACAAAAAGCATACGCGTCGCTTGCTGGAATTCCTGTAGTTGGCCCTGCCTTGGGTGTTGCGGCGGCTGGCGCTGCTATTACCGCAGGCGGAATTAGATTGCAAGCAATTAATAGTACAAGCTTTGGTGGCGGTGGATCGGTGAGCGCGGGAGCTGGAGCTGCAACCCCTGCGGCACCTACGGCATCAGCAGCAAGCGCACCAGAGCAGACTAGAACGGTTAGAGTTGATACACTAGACCCTAGCGCGATTGTTAGTGGCTCGATGGTAAACAATATAGCGGAGCAGCTTGTAGAGCTGCAAAATGACGGTTTTAAATTGGTGGTTTAATGTCTACAGTTATCGGTTCGGCGCTTGTTGTAAGCCCTTTCGTCAGTGGTGACAAAGGTGTTTTATGTTATGAGAATATAGTTACAGCGGATAACATAAGCGCTACTAGCTCAACCATTGAGAACCCAATCACAAATATAGCTAACCCTGTTACGGCGTATTTATGGGAGGCTGGAAGCACGTCAACGCAGACTATAGCTATTGATTCTGATGGTGCCGAGGTTGACTATATTGGAATAGCTAGGCATAACTTGAATCAAATTGGTTTAACTGTGTCGATTAAATACAACGGAACCACAGTCGTACAGCCTCAAGCAATTTCAGACACTCAGGCTATTTTATTTCTTCGAGGCATAGCGACCCCGACCACGATAGAAATAGTTATAACCGGAGCGACTGAGGCGGCAAAAATCGGTGTTTTATATATTGGCAAAAAGCTTGAATTGCAGCGCGGTTTATATGTAGGTCATACTCCAGTAACTTATGGGCGTGACCGCGTGGCTGTAAATGGAGTTTCTGAAAACGGCCAGTATCTTGGGGAAATTGTTGTAAGACAAACAAACTCAACGCAGGTAAGCTTGCAGAATCTAACACCAGAATGGTATAGGTCTATGCTTGATCCTTACTTTGCACTATCTCCTAGAATACCCTGTTTTTTCGCGTGGAAGCCTGAAAAATATCCCGCTGAGGTCGGCTATGTTTGGGTGGAAGGAAACCCTAAGCCAACAAACCAGCGAAGTAACGGAATGATGCAAATAGACTGGAACTTTAAGGGTGTAGCATGATTGAGAGAATTACTTTAGTTGAGATTGACCTAGATCGTTGCTCAAACATTTACGGTTCCTCACCTTGTACTGCTTCTATCCCTACCACTGGTGAAATAAAGTGCTTTAATTGTTATGCGACTTGCCAGGACAAGCCAAACTACACGCAAGAAACTGTTACGGCGAGATACTCAACGGCTAGCGCTCAACTTTCAGCAACTTTTGAAGCAATACCAAGTATAGAAAAGGTTAATATCAGACCTGCAAAGCTTGAGCTTGGCGAGTCTATAGGTGTTCGCGCATCTATTAATATTGACTTTAAAGATTCAAGGTTTCCAGACACTGGACCGGAGGGTGATAGATACTTATCAGACAGGAATTATGACCCGTTTGAACGAGGTACATACTGGGGTAAGTTTCGCGCTCGATGGCCGTTCGTGCAAGGTTCAAACATTCGCCTGATCCGTGGCAATTCAACGCAATCAATCGAGCAGATGGAGACCCGGCACTTTATTGTTGAAAAAGTAGCTGGGCCTAATAGCAGTGGTGGTTTTGTTGTTCAGTGCAAAGATGCTTTGCAGCTAGCTGACGGCAAACAAGCACAAGCCCCGGTGTTATCAAATGGGTCAATACTTAATGATAGAACTCCATCAAATACAACGCTTACGCTTGATCCAGTTGGCATAGGTAGTGAATACCCTCTTTCTGGCGTGGCTCAGCTTGGTGGCGAGGAGGTGGTTACATTTACAAGGTCTGGTGATATTTTATTTATTACTAGGGGCCAGTTTAATACAGAAGCCGTAGAGCACAAGGCGGGAGCCAGGGTTCAGGTCTGCATTGAATACACGCAAAAAACAGCAACATACATCCTTAATGACTTACTACTTAATTATGCGGGTGTTCCATCTGAATTCATACCGCTTTCAGATTGGACAACAGAGGATAATAACTATATTGCGCGCAACTACTCAACATTGATAGCTGAGCCTACCGAGGTTAAAAAGCTTATTAATGAACTGTTAGAGCAAACAGCCTCTACGGTGTGGTGGGATGATGTGGCCAAGCTATTAAAATTCAGAGTATTGCGAGAGGTGGCAACAGATGCAGCTCTATACGATGATTCTCAAATAATAGCGGGAAGCTTTAGCGCAAAAGACCAGCCAGACAAGCGAGTTAGTCAGGTTTGGACTTACTACGGCCAAATAAACCCATTAGAAAAACTAGACGAAACAAAAAACTACGCCTCTACGCTGGCAGTAGTTAGCACTGAATCAGAAACTAATTTTGATGGAGTGCCAAGCATTAAACGGATTTTTAGCCGTTGGATTCCTGACACTGGCGCTGATGCTGCGGATAGATTAAACCGCTTAATATTGTCAAGATATGCAACACCGCCAAGATTAATATCTTACAATCTACAACGTGGCGCAATAATAACACCAGAGCTAGGCGGCGGTTATCGTGCAAAATCTTGGACAATTCAAGATGAAACTGGCCTCTCTATTGAGATGCCAATACAGACAATACAAGTTAAATCAAGTGATACGGGTTTTGCTGTGTTGGCTGAAGAGGTTTTATACAACCAAACAGTAGCACCAGAAGACCCCACAATTAAAAATTTATCCATCGTAACCAATGAAAACAATATCAATCTTAGGGAAAAGTTTTTTGATGTTTTCTCTATTATTAATACTGGCGACACTATCAACTTCACCATTGAAGAAGGTGTAATTATTGGCGGCGCGTCCACTGGTTCGCCAAGCATAAATCTAGGTATTTGGGACGAAGACGTGACGATAAACATAACAAATAATGGTACCGTAGCAGGGCGAGGGGGTCGTGGTGGCTCAGGTGCTCGTATCAATAGTGATGGATCACTAACGACAGGATTCAACGGAAGTGGCGGTGATGACGCTATAGACTTTGTATTTTCTGGCGTAATCCCTGTAACAGTGTTTAATCTTATAAATAACGGCACTATCGGCGGCGGCGGTGGCGGCGGTGGCGGCGGTGGCGCTGCTAAGGGAATTCTAGAAGTTGGATTTGAAGGTGCTGATTTCGGCGGGGCTACCGGGTCGGGAGGCGGAGCAGGGCCATTTGTTAACTTTGGCGGGATGCAAGGCGGAGTAGTTCAACCAAATTCTGAAATTAATGTGCCCATTATTGGAATCCCTGGGCAATCATCTAGCGAACTAATATTAGGTAATGGCGGAGCAAATGTTTCGCAAGTCGGATCACAAGGTATCGTAACTAACGGCAAGGGTGGTGACGGCGGTTATTTCGGTCAAGCTGGACAAGCTGGGCAAGCTGGACAGTCAGGTGATCAAGGTACCTCTGCTGGCGGTAATGGCGGTGCACCTGGTGATGCCATCCTAAAACGCGGTAAAAATGTTACAATAACAAATAACGGACAAATACACGGGGCAATAGTACCATAATGACAAATTCAATTTGGCAAGCTACCATTCAGAATGATGCGGGTGATATTATACCGGGTGCTGAAATAACGGTAGTAGATGAAAATACAGGCTTGAATGCCACAATATACTCAAGCAGAGGTGGTGCGGCATTAGCCAATCCTTTTTTTGCTAATTCTAATGGATTCGCTCAGTTTTACGCGCCTTCTGGAACTTACCGAGTAACAGCAGAAAACACGGGTACAGGCGAGACGCAGACTTGGCGGTATATTGATCTTGGTGACGCAGCCAGTCGAGACGTAGGCACAACCTCTGGGAATGTGATGGAAGTCGGGGCGTTTGGTCTAGGTGCTGATACACCAGAAGCCTTGACGACGCTATCTCAGGTTAACGCAGCATTGAAAAACGGTGCGTCATACGGAGTTAGCGGTGTAGATGTTGGTGGTATTGTAGGGGTTTTGTATGGTGTATTGAAGGTCTACGCAAGGTCGCCTACGAGAACACATCAAGAAGTATCGCCCGACTCGAATAATCATTACGCGCGATTCTCCGATGATGGGGGCGCCTCATGGTCAGATTGGCAAGAATTCTACCACTCAGGTAACCTAAACCCCAATGTGTTCGGGGGTGCTTCAGCTAATAGGATTATACGTAACGGATACGCTAATACCGCTACGACAGCCTTTTTTCTGCTAGAAACCTTGTTCGATAGCACTCCATCATCGATAACTGTTAACGGGACGTTTAATATATATAAGCCCGGTAGTGTGCTGGTTGCATCCGCCGTTACGCCCGTACTTATTGTTGGTTGTGCAAAAAGCTGTCTGATTGAGGTGAGTGGGCTATCTGGCTTGTCGCCCGGTGAGATTTTGCAAATTAGAACTAATACAGCCAGCTCAACTATCACGGTGAACCCATAATGATAAAATACAACTACACAGCCGAAGGACATATTCAGTTTTTTGAGAAACATGATGAAAACTCATCTACTAACGGCTTTTACAGAATCGGTACTGATAAATTCAACGAGCTGATTGAGCAAGGCGTAGAAATTGCGCCCTACATTGAGCCAGTGCCGACTATTGATGACATTAGGGCAGAGCGCGACCAGCTGCTAGTTAAATACGTTGATATTTATAACCCAATGCGCTGGTCAGAATTGACAGCAGCACAGAAGGATTCGGTTAAAGCGTATCGAAAGGCATTACTTGATATTACTCTGCAAGACCCGACTAGCGTAGCTTGGCCCGAACCTCCCTTAGTCTAGAAAGCATAGCGGACTTTAACCAGCCCGCTACTTAATGCCTATTCTTGATTTATGTCATTAAACAACTCGAGCTCTTTAGTTAAATATCGAGCTCGAGCATTAAGCCACTTTCGTAAAGTCTCGTAATCCTTGCCAGTCCAATTAAATACTCTTTCAGTCTCGAGTCTTTCTATAAGGTTGTGGGCGCCATAAAACCCAAGTCTATATATAAGCCCCTCGTCATAGCCATGCGTTTTCCCCTCTCCTGACTTATTAGCTGACAGTGCAGAGTTGCAATACCCATTGCACTGTAAAAAAACATTGTTGTTATTCAGCGCTAGATCAGGCCTAGCGCCTCTCGAGAAGTAATGCCCTGCTGCAAAGTCGTAATTGGTAAGTGGAGTCCAAGGTTTAGAGCACGAAATACAAATAGGCTGCTCACCAGACTGAGCACATCGCCATAACTCCTCAAGCTTAATTAGTTTATTGAATGACGACTGTGTTTTGTCCTTTTGGCCTTTTATGTCGCTAAGCTCAACCTTTTTCTTGAATGATTGATTGCGCTTCTTAACTTCCTTTAGCTTATCCTTGGTGCGCTTTGCATTAGACCACTCTAGTGCATGTTCAACAGTACAGAATACGCCTACCGGAAGCTTAACCCACTCAGTGACGTATTTACAACACTGCTTACACTTGCGCTTAGAATTAGCCATTATTGCCAAATCACAGCAATAAGAGAAACTACAGCGCTAGTAATTGACAGCGCCAATAAGAATAAAATAACTCCAGCTATTTTTTCACCAATATAATCAAAATCAAATACGTTGATGATAAGCAGTAATAGTGCAATAAATACCAGCGATGTGAGAAAGATATTACCAGCCATAACTAAACCCCCAATACCAAATCAACACCTTCACGACTTGCAGCAGTAAGGCGAGTCACAACCTTGTCGGCTAGCTTGGTCATAGGAAGCTTAGGCATATTGAACTCATAATCAAGGCGCTTTGCTACTGTCTTGGCATAACCTTCATTCGTGACATAGAAACCACCAGGAACAGCCCAAGTTCCATCTTTTTTCTTTACCAATGTAACCCCTCCCTATTCTACGTCATCTTTATTTTTTAGTGTGCTTACATATTCATTTGTCATTTAATTTTCCTCTTTAGTTATGCGCCGTAATGGCCTTGTTCTTTTCGTCCATTGGCTTGCTTGGTGCGCCAAATGTTTATTCTTTCTTGTGCTATGGTCATCCGCCATCTTAGCTGCTCTGACTTCTCAATAGCTATTCTAAGGGCTTCTAATAACTCGACATACTCTTGATGGGCATAAGCATAGGACTCGCGCTCTTGCCCTGTTTTGTGGCCTTCCTTCTCGGCCTGACCGATTAAAATAGCCTTCTTAGACTTCCTAAACTCTCTCAAGTATTCAGTATCGGCCTTAGCCTTTGAATACTCATCTACAGAGTTTCGCCAGTCGTTTATTAGCTGCTCAATGTCCATTCAATAACTCATCTTGCCAAGGCGCCGGATTTTCCCAGCATCCCAGCATATCAAATAACGCACCCAGCTCTTTTTCGCTAATCTCTCGCGGAACCGGTAAAGCTATCCATCCTAGATTAGATAGCTGATCAGTCGGAACAAGCTTTGATAGCTCATCGTGCAGGCTTGATACCGTAGAGCTAAGCTCGTGTTTAAAATACTCACAAGGAACATCAACAACTTCGCTCTTGATATACGCTTGCCCCAACTTACTCCGACCCATTGCAGCGATATAGATTTGCCACTTATAGCGAATCTTACTCATGGCCGCATCAATGCTTGGCCCGCAAACCTCAATGCGATTCTTTGCTACATTGATTAGCTCTAAGCCATCACCACTGGCTACAAAGCCGATACCTAAATCTCTTAACGCAGCTTTAGCGCTTTTTGCTTTTTGTACATGCGCCACATACCGCTTTCGCTTCTTCTTTGCCATTGCTATTCCTCTTTAATAAATAGCCATTTCACGCTTCACAGCGGTAAGGCTGGAGTGGATACCACCACCTGTCGAGATAACATCACCTCACTGGTTTTGTGATCTAATCTTTTTCTCGCCAAAAGCAAAGAAAACAAACATCAAAGATATAGTTAAGATAAATAGTAAGTCATAGCCATTTCCACCCTTGAACTGATTAAAAATAAATACTAAATCCATTATTCTCTCTCCTTGATTTGTTTAACTATATTAATTATTTATTTAAGTAATAGCAAGGTTATTTACTAAATTAATTTAAACCGCTTCGATACAGTCGGATGAGTTACCAATGTTGCAGTAACTCGCTCAGATTCGCCCGCAATACGCTTAAACAACGCTGTAATGTCAGATACCCACCAAACCACATAAGTAGAGCCATTAGCGTTCTCATGCTGGTTCTGTACGTTTCCAGCTGGTCTAATACCATACGATCCGCGCACAATTTCTTTAACCGCCCAGACTGGAATAGAATATTTAAGGTTCATTCGAGCGCATATTGATGTAATACCTTCGGCATTGACTGGACAAGATGATAAAACCTTGTCACTGGTTTCTAGTCGCTCAACCTTACTAGTGATGTCCTCCAGTGCCTTAGCCTGCTCAACCTGCTTACGCTCAACCTCAACCATTGAGCTAGCCATTCCCGCTATCATTTCAAGCTGAGTCATTGGCTTAGGTGCTTGCTGAGACTCTAACTCCTCCCAGCGGTCGATAACTCGCATTAGTAGCGCAGTATTGAGAACAGACGACACAGCAACCGACTGACGCTTATCTAAAATATACGTCTCAACAGTCTGGCCTTGTGCGTTATATACGATGTCCATTTTGGACACCGTACCAAACTCAGGTTCTTTGGCCATGCGATCAACTTTAAGCATGGCTTTATCGTGGCGAACATTTAAAAGATCGGTAATCTCTTTTAGGTTCATTGTTTTTACATTGGATTGAATTATATTCATTATGAATTTCTCCACTCTTTAATATGGTAGAAAATCTTTGCTTTTTTATTTGAGCTTGCATACCCCATTTCCATGATAAACTTTCGCCCTATCTTGTTTGGGGTGCGGTCAGTCTTCATTAATCCGAATGATTTTAGGAATACCTCTTCTGTGTGAGAGTTGCTATACCCTGCGCCAGCTTTAATAAGCAACTCAAATAACGCCAATCGGGCTTCGGCTATACACCAGTCAAAACCTAGATTTTGCGCTGTATGGAGCAGCTTTTGATCTTCAATTTGTTTATTCATAAGATTCGCTCTTTAATTTGGAGCGGACTAACATCCAGGGTAGGAGAGGCCAAAGAGGGAAGCCACCTAGAACGCCGCATATTTTTTCTATCAGCTCCTACACCGATAATTCACATTATACACAAAGCCTATTAGCTAACAATAGACTATTGCGCTTGGTTAAATGGACTTATTCGCCTACCTCTTTCACGGTTTTATTTATTTGCTCGCTTCTTGCCTGATTGCCATAAATCTTAGTCCATTCTATTTTATTGCATCGCTTGCAGCTTTTGAATTGGCATAGCCCATTGAAAGCATCGGTCATATCGCCGTATTTATTCCAGTCGTGCCAGCCAGCCCTGCATCGAATATCACTCATCACTCACCCTCCTTTAGCGCCTTATCAGCCATCTGCCAAACGCTAGAAAACTCAAAGCCGCTTGGTGTTAATACCTGCTGACGGTTTTTAATTGACAGTAAAGCCTCCCTAAGCTCTGCTACTTGTTGGGTTAGGCTGTCCCGCGCTTCTTTAGACTTAGTATCGTCCTCAGCTAGACAATCGTGGCAGGTAAAGCAGTTATTACAGTAATCGCCGTGATCACTATTATTCTCGCAATTACTCATCACTTATCCTCCTCTAGTTGGCTTAGTAGGGCTTTGGCAAACTCTATTGATGTGCTGGTCATATCCTCAACCCACTCTCTATGATTACTATGTAAGTCAGAATCTCCCATTACTGGGTTAGCTAGCAACCCCTGCATAGCCCGCCCTGCGAGTTTTTGCTCGACCCCCTTGCGAATAATGGCATCTAACTCTTCGTCCCCAGTATTAGCAACGCCCATTTTTAGGCAGAAGTGCTCACGCTTGGTTAAGCCAGAACCGCCCATGTCTTCACTATCATTAAAATCATCCGATGCTGAAAACGCACCGCTCTGCGGCATTGCTGGCATATCCTTATTACTTGTCATTGGTTTGCTCCTTACTGCATTCAATAACGCTTTTAACTCTTGTTACTGAGCGCTTTGTAGGGTTAAAGCTACCCTGATAGAATCGCGTCCCAGAATCCAGAATATTACCTTCTTTGGCATAATCTAAAGGCAACACCTGTGGAAAACACTGCTCCCCAAACTTATCCTTAATATGCGACCAAGGATTGAAGCTTATGCGCTGTAGCTTATTGCAAATAACCACATCGCAATAACCCGCTGGCGGAACCCCTAAAGCCCCGATCGACACAGACAAGCCAATCATAAGTAGAATTGTTTTTTTCATAATCTCACCTCTTTGTTAATTTCTAATCTAACTGTATATTTAATTATTTATTTAATCAAGTGCTAATTACCCCTGATAGGTGTATTCCTGCTTTATGTCTTTAACTCGGAAGTATTGCATTTCGCCAATTGTGCGAACAGTTCCCGTTTCGCCATCGCGTGACTTGCCTATGATTAGCTCAAGAATGCCTTTGTCTGGCGTATCTTCGTCATAATATTCCTCGCGGTGGCATAAAATAATGCCGTCAGAATCAGCCTCCATACCTCCAGAACCTTTAATATCTTTTACGATAGGTCTGCGCTCGTTTGCTGGTCGCTTTAGATAATCTCGGTTTAATTGAACGAGTGCTATTACTGGAATATTCATTTCTTTGGCAAAGCCTTTTAAAGCCTTGGTAATCAATGCCAACTCCTGGACCTCTTGGCCTCGGTTGTAGTTCATCAATTGAACGTAATCAACAACTAGACAACCTCTTTTCTCATCTTGGTAGACTTCCTGCTGATTTAACCATGCTCTAGCCCTTAGAATAATATCTTGAACACCTACGCTAGAATCTTCGTCAATCATTACGTTATGATTCATGATTGCATTTACGCCAGTTGCTAGCTGTGCGGTAAAGCTACCCATCTCCTTATTTGGTCGCTTAAATAACTTACCTGGAACGCTGCCAGCGCTCTGGATCATGCGCTTAGCAACTTCTGTTGCTTTCATTTCGATAGATGAGAAGAATGTAGGAACCTTGGTTTTAGCTTGCGCTTCGATAAACTTCTGAGCAACAGTCGTCTTACCCATGCCACTTTGACCACCTAACAAGTAAAGCTTACCCCCTTCAAACGGCATTTTTTCATTCAGTTCTTGAATGCCAGAATCGTAAACCATGCCTTTTCCATTGGCTCGCTCGTCTACGTCATCAAGTAAATGCTTAACAGCACTACCTAGAATAAACTGTGTTTTGCGACCGTGTGAGCGGTTTAAATCCGAAAGCCTAGCGCTAGCATTACCTACAACTTCTTTAAGCTCTAAGCCTTGGTTTACAGCCTCGTGTATGTCATTTGCTAGTTGTATTAGTTTAACCTTGTTAGATTCTTGCTTTAAGACCTTTGCATAGGCTGGGGCATTGTCAGGACTAACGCAATCAAAGCTGATTTCAGATAATAGATTTACCTCGATTCCTGTTTTGTCAGAGATAGTAAAAACATCGGCCTCTGATCCTAACTTTTTCACAGCTTGAAAAACCGTTTTAGCTGGTGGCGTTAGAAAATCATCATCCGATAAAATCCCTTGAACCTTGGTAATTAGCTCGGGTGAATCTAATAGCGCCCCAATAA